TATTTTCTTTTAACCAGTAAATAAAATATCCGTCATTGTTATCCAACATATCTAACTCAAATTTAGGCACTTGTATATGTCTTTCTGCATTAGGAAAACAATTAAAAATACCGTCTAGTCCACCATCACAAGACAAATCAAATGTAGGTCTACCAAATTTAGTTCCATTTACCGGATTTAATATTATAGAAATATATAATTTCTGTGTGTCTCTATTAACACTATCATAAAAATCTAATTTAAAGAAACTTTTTACAAAATCCTTATTACTCATGTATATTTCCTGTGGAGTAAACCCCATAAAATCATATCCATATTGTACATCCTGATAAATAGGCCAATTTGTATAGTCCTCAGGTACACAGGGAGCTACTCCATTCATTCCTGTAGACATTGGGTAGAGGTTCTGTGGTACAGGTACCGGTGTGCCTCCTGGGTACCCTGGTATATTAGGAATCCATGTCGTTGGTGAGGTTGTTTTATCCGCAAATACAAAATTATAAAAAATATTAGGACTTGGGTCCTCACATCCAATACTAAATGCTCCAGGAGGTCCTAGTGCATCCTCACAAGCTGCATGACGATATTGTGTGGCTTCAAAATCTTTGGTGATATTAACTAATTTGGCTACTTGTTCATGTTCGTACTCATTAATCAAATCCCCTCTACCTGTCTCATCAAAACTAGTTTGTAGTGGAATGATAAGATTTTTATCCTTATCATCTATTTTTAATCTAATCTTATTCACACCCATCTATTATCATATTTTCTATAGTTAATTCTGAAGCGGTAATTGCACTTAATGCTATACCGTCAGCTAGTATCTGTCTCTGTACTACAAATGTTATATCCTTTTTAGGATAATGTGCATTATTTAAAAAAGGATAATCAACACCCACACCATCGTCTATAAATCCTATCTCATACATATCTCTCCATTTCCAAGTTTTTTCATCAGTAAAATAAGTTGAGTAATTGGGAACATCCACTACCTCATCCGGGTCTCCGCTTTCTATATAATTAGAAAAAGCTCTTATTTCCACTTCATAATGAGGTTTATATTGAAACCCTTGGGAATTAGAAGCAAAAACTATAGGATTAAAATTAAAGTGATGGTGAATGTCACTAACTACTCTTTCTTTTAATTCACTTTTATTATATTCCATAAATGCTCCTCTAAGTTTATCACCTGGTTTAAGAGGAACTCCACTCACTTTAGTTGTACCGAATAGTTGATGTATTGGTCCTGAAGGCTGGGGGTCTGTAACATTATTATTATTTAAAGAGGGGTCTAAAAAATCATATGGAAAGTTCCAGTCCCAACCATATTGTGGTTGTGGGTTGGATGGGGTATTAAAATATCCTTTATTATTTCTTAGAAAAACTGTTACATATAATTTAGATAATGGTCGTTGCAAGTAATCTAAGTATTGTTTTACTTTAATATCCTTAGTAAATGTGTAAACATGGTGAGGATAAGTATTTTTAGTAGAAACTCTTTCAGTGTAATCCGGTGTATTAGGGGCTAGTTCTATTTGGGTAACATCGTTAAATACTCCTTCCGCAAACCCACATCTAGTTATTACACTATCTTCAATTCTGGTAATAATTTCATTCTGAACTACAAAATAAGTAGACACAGCATCTACATTATTTAACCCTACCACTCTTCTTAATGTTCCTAAACTATCCTCGGTAATAGGATTGAGTAGGGTAGCGGGTACTACAATATTAACTACTTTCTTTTCTGAACCTCTTTTTCCAGTACCTAAACTATAAACTGGAAAAGTCTTAGTCCCATTTGGAAACACATAAGCAGGGTTTGTTATGGTAACCTGAACATATTCACCTTTAGATAGCCCGTGTTCTACCGGACAATGAAGTTCTACCAAATCCCTTCCGTTAACGTTGGTGTTCTTTACTGAAAATGGTATGCCATCAGCGGAATTAAACACTAAACTAGGCCCACCACTACTTAAATGGTATTCCATAACTTGGTTCTCAACACATTGTGAAGGATAACTAATATACACCCCCCAATTAGTGGTGTGGGCTACACTTTCATCTACATCATCCCTTATAAAATCTAACTCTTTTGCTTGGGGATATCCTGCCCAACCCGTTATAGAGCTCGCTGGTTGCACATAAAATAAATCAAAAAATAATGTGGATTCGGTAGGATTTGCAACACCAAAATAAGGATTGTCTACAAAGGGTTCTAATTTACCATATATTCGATAAGTGTCACATTCTTGTCTTTCCTGATTAAATCTAACTGCTATGTCTAACGGCACCGACCTATCCCCTTCTATTAGAGGTAGTTGAGTAGATTCTAAAGCAATTTGTAACGCATTATCATTATCCACATTCCCTTTAAACTTTTTACTTCCTGGTACTATTTTCATAACATTAACTATTATCAGCTTTTAAATATTTGTTTAGGAATATATCATAGGCTGTTGACCCTTGTCTTAATCCAAAATAAAAATATTGATGTGTTCCCAATTTTATACTGGCTCCTGTTGGTGGGGTAGGGATAGCGGGGGATAAACCATAGTTTCCATTTTCTAGTTGATTACCCGTAGTTTGCCAATATCTAGGTGGTGCCATTTGTGTTCCTGGTATTGGAGCTTGAGGGGCTGGTGTAACCGTTCCTTGTTGGTTGCCTGTTGTAGATAATGAAGGTTGGCTTCCAGCTGAAGACCAATCACTGTTCCAACCACCATAAGGTAACGCTCCTACTTTTCTCCATGGATAAAATGGTTTAAGTTGAGTTTGGTCAATCCCAAAAGGTCCTCCTTGTAAACACCCTACTAATGTTGGGTCATTCATAATAATATTAAGAGGAGTGGAGATAGGAGTAATTTGGCTTGTAGGAAGAGTAGCCGGATAATATGGATTGTCTATACCTGGTAAATATGGTTCAACTCCTAATTGATTATTTGTGGCAATTAAAGCTGATATATCACCATCTATTAGTCGTGCAGGTCTTGCTCTAAAATATCCCATATTAGACATGTCTGGAGAGCCCCACCTTCTATTACCATCATTAAATACCCATGATTTACTTGGGTCTCCATCAGCACCAAAAAATTTATTAACTCCTGACCATATAAAATTAGAAAATGATTGTATTTCTATTTTCTGTTCTATGAGTTTACCTAATACATAGTCTGCGTATTGATAACTCGATGGTGCTAATTTATCTACAAAATAACAATCTTCTAATTCTTCATTGCAGAGTTGATTGGTGCATTCATCTAAAGGCCCTAATTCTGTTATAGTGGTAGGATAATTTATTCCTTTGTGGTTCCAACCATCATCACCGTCTACAGCTGTGTTGTCCATCTGAAACCCTAGAGCTTGAAGATAAGGACAGCTTCTATAATAAAAGAAAACATTACCAGTTGGGGTCCCTGCGGGGTAACTGTCTAGTTCTACGTGTTGGTGGACTAATTTTTGAGGGTAATCGTCATTGGTTACGTCGGCCTCGTCTTTTACTCTTTTGAATTTAAAATGATATAGTGTACCATTTATCCAACCATTACTAAATTTCATATTAAATACTCCCTGACATAACCCATTATATATATTCTTTAAGACCCTCCACTGATTTAAACTAACAAACATCTTCCATAGATTATCAATTATTAAACCAAATTCTAATGTTGCTAGTACTCCAGCTGCAATATTTAAAGCAATTGTCCCTCCCCATGGTACCCACACCAAAACTCCCATTACAACCATCATAGAGTAAAACACAATCCATACCCCATTTCTAAATTGTAATTTATAACATCCTTTAGGCATATCGCCATTTTTTCCTTGCCAATAAAAGGCGTTATCACTAAATCCATTCATGGTACATTCAGGGACTGTGTCAGGAGCATCTGTCGTATCTTCGGAGATTTTATTATCATCACCAACAAAAAATGTTATAATAGGAATTTTAAACTCATATTGGTCTTCTTCACATACACAGGGTTCGCAATCGGGATACCTTGTCAATTTTAGCATAATTTTAAAATTGTTTACTAAAATATAAAATAAAGGAGAATAAAAGAATATTATCATTATCACTAATGCGACAGCAGTCGCAATATATGCAGCTAAAAATGCAGACCCTAATGCTGCTCCAATTATGGTGTCCCATGGTGCAACAGCACCAATATAGGCGGCACTCATCCAGGTAGACGCGTTGGCTCCTTGTAAAGCCATATTATACGCGTTCATTAACATGGATAACGCGTTAAATGCCACTAATACACAAGTAAGAAGGATAGTTATCTGTTGAATAATTAATTGTGTTTGTGTTATACCAAATAAAAATGAACCTCCCCTAAACACATCATTGGATGGAAATTCTTTAGTGATATCAGTACACCGTTGTTCTGTTGGTGGATTTATACCTTTTATTCCCAGAAATCTCCATCTATTATTTGTGTCTCCTCGTTGGGATGTTTTTCTATAATTGTCAATAAAGGAAGATATTGTGTATACCCTGTTAGGTCTAAATTCATAAAAATAATCTTCTGCATTATAAGCTGGAGTATTGTCAAAAGTAACTGGCCCCATTTCTGGATAATCACTATAATTAGTACTAAAAACATATGAAGCGGCGTAATCTGAAGGTTGTGGATTCGCTATGCTATATTCTCTTAGATTAGGAACTAGATAGTTACCATTTCTAATCGTTGACCCTTTATTGTCAAACCCTATTCTAAATCTATATTTTGCTCTAGTCGGTATTCCAAAATTCGGATTATCAGATATAACTTGTTCTCCATATTCATTAGTTATTATAAAATCCAGGTTCATTGGTAATTGAGTGACCCACGCCCCATTTCCGTCTATAACTTTACCCCCATTTTTTAAAGGGAATTTTTCTAATTTAGGGGTACACCCATCGTCTTCTAATTGTATTGTTTCTCGAATAGTTTCTATAAGGCCAGTTCCCGTAGTTAAATTACATAAATTACCTATGTATTTACTAGGTAATCCATTAGAGTCTACATAATTGGAATCGTCGTCAGTAATTATAGAACCTATAAACGTTGCAGAAGGAACTATTTCTACTGAAGAATCTCTTAAATCAAAATCTACCCGTGTTATCCCTACATTACATAAATCATCATCACCCCAAAATGGTACTACTTCTAAGGTTTTATTTTGTAATATAATCTGGGGTAAAGAATCTAAATTTTCAGATGTGTTGAATTCTAATGCACTTACAAATTCCTCTAAAGGTTTTCCTTGATTTATAAAATCGTAAGGGTGCATCGAATAGCAACCGATATCACTCACATCTACGGAACAATGTATAGTTTGATTCCCTAATGGGACTCCCCATATCATAAAATCACCACTTTCATTAGTTTTTGTAGTGTATTTATAATACTTTTTATAAACTTCTAGAAGAGTTGGGATGTTTAATATTTCGTCAGGTAATGGAAATGTTCCTGTTGGTGAGTGATTACAACTTTGTTTTTCTTGGGGTAGTAGATTATACTTATACCCTTCTTCATCCTTATCGGTAACTTCTTTATAAGGATAAAAAGATTTAATTACTTCATCTTGTTCATCTTCATCAGTTAGGGGTATAAAGACGGAAACCTTAGCGTTAGGAACCCCAAAACCTCCGTTTGCCAGCACTCTACCCACAACAACCCCATAATCTCCACACATTCTAGAATAGACATCATCTTGAGTCATTTTTAAGCTTAATACCTCTAATAAGTCGAAATCTTGTTCTAACTTTACATGTATATTTTGCTCCTTTCCAGGTTGTGTTCTTATTCTAATAGATTTTGGCATTCCTTTCCTTTTAAATAATAAATATTTAGGGTCTTAAAACAAAAATATCTAAAAAGATAATTATGTAAATAAAAATTAGGATATAGAAGTATGGGCGTTACTCTTTATTCTTATGCTCACATCCTTCTCTGGAAATTGCACTTGAAAACTTTGGTTGGGTTGTGCAAATATCACTCCGTCAATTAATTCTATTTGTTTAGTTTGGGGGTCAGAATAACGTTGTGAAACTTCATTACCAGAATATTGTCCACCAACTTTATTAACTACACGTAAATCTATTAGATTTATAACACCTTGTTGTTGGGAGATGGTTTTAGATAATTGACCTATATAACAATTTTGTCCCATTTCTTTTCTATTAGGGGTAAAGAAATCATCTACTTGATTAACGATATTGGTTACGATTTCTCCTTGATTAAATGTTGGGTCTGCTAAGATGTCGATTTCCAACGCTAAGTCCACCACTTCTGCAGATTTAATAGTAATATAATCATTTAACATTCTATAATCAGATAAATATTCTGCTATATTAGACATTAATGAAGTACTAACCTTAGAACTTAACTTACCTGAATCAGAGTAGGACAATAAATTTACTAAAATCTTATTTTCTTCTTCTACTATACCAACTTTAGCTGGTGCTCCAAATACACCAGGCATCGTATCTATAATAGATTTATAATCAGAAACTGTAACAGCTCTATGTTGTGCAGAAAAATTAAAACTTACATAATTTCTTATTTCTTCTACTGTTGGTTGATTTGCTCCACCTACCGCAGCAGTTATATTATTAACTTTTAAGGAGTTTTTAACTTGTTGATTAATTCCATCAACAGGACCATTAACGATGAATTCTACTTGTCCTAATGAGGTTATCGAATTAGGGCCTACATTTGTAGCGGTCCCCCCACCTATTCGATATTGTATAAATAAAGTACTATTTGCTTGTGCCGTTTTACCTAATGATAAATTGTTTAGATATTTACTTAAATCCATCGCTAGACCTTGACTAGTAAAATCATCTAAAGAGTCTTGTCCTGAAGATGTTCCCCCACCTAATGTTAAATGAAAAAATCCTTCGGGAGTATACTCCGTAGTAAATCTTTTGTCTACTTTTTTCCACTTACCTATTTTTAATCCCGGTGAATCACTGTTCTTTGTTGGGTCGAGTGCAAATACCTTGTCTTGTGCTAAAGCTTCTACTTCATACCATTGATTTGGTGAGTTTATAAATTCAGTAGCTTTAGGTAATGCTTGTATGTTGGTTCCACTTTTTTCTATTACTGAAGTTACTCCTAATACGTTCTTTTCTGGTAAAAATATCTTTAGGAAAGGTTTAACGTCACTATCTGTCAATACTCGTTTAAAGACCTTGGTAACCCCATTTATCACCACTTCTCTTTTAGTCATTGTATAACTAACTATATTGTTATTAGAATCAAAATTAGGTACTTTAGTTCTATTTGGAAAACCAGTGGCGTCAAATGGTGAGGAAAAATCCACGTCATATTTCGTTTCAAAAACTTGTCCCGCTCCCTTAACTTGTGAGTTTCTTCTAAGTGTCCCTAAATAACTAAAATTCTCTTTATCCCCTGCTACTGGCACTATAATGGAGAAATCTGCTACTGAAACAGCAGGTCTATTTCCTGGAATCTTCAACCCATAAGTTCTTGCAATATTATATAAAGAAGACCTTTGGTGTGCAAATTGTAATACTGTTTCTTGTAAGCTTCTATCTATATGATAATGTAAATTATCCGCAACTGCCGCATTTAAATCTAAAAATACAGAAAATATAGAAGCGTCATTCGAATTCTTTATTAAATCTGGGTATTGTTCTTTAGTATATCTAAGTAGTTCAGTTCTAATCCCTACAAAGTCTCTTTCCGTGTATGATATTTTATTGTTAGCCATATTATATATTAATTATAACAAAATCTCTAGTTTCAAATGCAGCGTTAACAATAGTATAATCTATTTTTACCACCGCAGTATGTTCTTTAGTCCCTTGACCCGCAATTCTATAAACTCTAGGGTCGTTATCAGATACTATTGTTCCTGTTGTTTCTTCTGTTTCTAAAGCAGGACTAATATCTATATTAGTTATTTTTAAATTAGGGATGTATTTTTCCACTTGTTGTCTTATTTCTGAATCTATAGAATTAAATGTTGGGGAGTCTAATGGTTCGAAAATGAACTCATATAAACGTGTACCAAAATCTGGTAAAAAATACCTACTACCTTTCCTGGTTAAAAGTAAGTGTATTAAATCGGATTTAATTTCATCTTCGGGAGTTTCAGTTAATTCTAAAAAGTACCCTAATCTACTCTCTCTAAAAGGGAAATCTATTCCGTATGTTCCATTCTCTGGCATAATAAGTTTTATATATAAATATTAGAGAGTTCAATTCTATTATCTATATAAATATTTT